GATCACGATCGGAATTGACCCTGGAAAAAATGGCGGAATTGCCGTAATCGACGAACTAGGACACGCCTATGCTGACAAAATGCCGGAGACTTTGCAGGACTTGTTTGAACATTTTGATTCTCTCAATCTGTCTCATACTGGAGATCGCCGAGCTTATCTCGAGCAAGTGCATTCATCGCCCCAGATGGGCGTTAAAAGTGCTTTTACTTTTGGCAATGGCTTTGGTCATTTGGAAATGGCTCTGACGGCTTGCAGCATACCTTTTGAGAGGATTAGGCCACAAGTATGGCAGAAGGCTCTAGGATGCCTCACGAAGGGCGACAAGGGCATCACTAAGGCAAAGGCTCAAGAGATGTTCCCAAGCATTAAGATGACCCATGCAATAGCAGATTCTCTCTTAATCGCTGAATACGGAAGGAGGCAGAAATGACCCCATACGGAAAAGAGCAGTTATTCTCACTTATTCACAGGCAATTCCCAAGATGGCCATCAACCTTCTCGAAATGCTGGAATGAGTCTTGTCAAGAACAAGCTAGAGGAGGACATGAATGCCCAAAATGTCTTGAAAAGAAGCTAGAAACTATCTCAGACAAAAAGACTGCACAAAAATACATGAAAATTGTGCTTGAAATGAGGGAAATTGAAGTCAATCTTCTCTCGCAACCAGAAAACAATAATGAAACCTAAGACATACAACATATTAAGTGACTGCATTGAAACAGGAATTCTTTATGGATTAAGGAAATCCAAGAAGCACTCTGACGATCCAACTGATGAAGTTGTCAGTCAAGAAATTGATCGGGCAATTTGGTCAGAACTGCATAACAAGTTTAATTTTGAAATCGAATCAGAAGAATATGAAGGCGAAGTCAATTATTGAAAAGCTGGAATCATGGTTAAATCGAGGTTATGCAATTACTCCGATTCAAGCCTTGAATAAATGGGGATGCTTTCGATTGAGTGCTAGAATCCATGACCTACGCGAAATGGGGTACATGATTCAAACAATCAATCAACAAGCTAACGGCAAAACTTTTGCAAAGTATAAACTTGTAAAATGAGCGCAGGAAAAGGAGATTCACCTAGACCAGTTGATATGGATACTTATAGCAAAAACTATGAAAGTATCTTTAGAAAGCCAAAGCAAGACTCAAATGTTGACTTTTGTGAATGCGGAGTTGAAATGGTTAATCACTTCTTCCTTGGTGTTATCTGTGAAGAATGCGAACTTAAATACCAAGATTACTACCAATAATACCTTCAGCGATAGGATGATCGAATCCGCCCAGACCGATAAACTGGGAAACGCAGGTAGAGAATCCTGCTCGCTGACCACTCTTGGTGCTGTTGTGGGCTTGGCCCGTCCCACAATGTAAAGGTTCCATGCGAATTCCAAATTTGCAGAAAGTCAACGGGCCGTCACCCCACTAAAACTATGAACACACTAGAATTCAAACCATTCCCGAAAATGGCTCGCCTTCGACGCGAGTGCATTATTACTGAAAAAATCGACGGCACTAATGCCAGCATTTACATTGGCCCTTACATTTCTGGAGATGCACAGTGCATTGGAATCCAGTACACAGAAAATGTTCCTTTGGGAATGTGGGTTGGTAGCCGCAACCGTTGGATTACCTTAGCAGACGACAACTTTGGTTTTGCTAGATGGGTATACGACCATACGTCTGAGCTATTCGAATTAGGCGAAGGACACCACTTTGGCGAGTGGTGGGGCAGTGGCATCCAACGCGGCTACGGCTACAAAAACGGCGAGCGGTTCTTCTCGCTTTTCAACGCTACCCGTTGGGTCGAGCATGACAAGCCAACAGCTTCTATCTCCAGCGATAATCCAAAAGCACCGCCTGTGTTCCAAGAACACGCGCCTGCTTGTTGCAAAGTGGTTCCTGTACTGTATGATGGGTTATTCAGCACCCTTGCCGCAAGAAGTGAATTAAACCGACTTGCGTGTTTGGGCAGCGTAGCCTCACTAGAATACATGAATCCAGAAGGCATTGTGGTGTACCACAAAGCTGCTCGCGTTGGATTTAAGATGACCATCAAGAACGACGACAAACCGAAGGGACAAGCATGAAAATAACACTAGAACTCTGGGATGACCAATCCCTAATTGACGATAACACCAACTCAAGCCTTTGGGTTATGAAACTTAACGAAAAAGACTTCCCAGCGAATAAGGACTCACTAATGACATTGGAAACCGCCCACAAAATTGTGGGTAAATTACTGGAGATCGAAGAACTAGCAGCAGACGACACATGAACAAAGAAAACGCACTCTTATTCCTGCCTTTAGTACAAGCATTGGCAGATGGTAAAAAAATTCAATTTAAGCATATTGATGGTCATTGGGAAGATGGTGTAAATTTAGAATTTGGATTTGACCCAAAATGCTACCGCATCAAACCAGAACCGCGCACATGGGATGTATGGCTACATATGGCGGGTAAAGTACTCAATAGTAATCCAGACAAATGGTATGGGCCAAATGAATGGGAACGCATCACCGTGCAGGAGGTACTGGAATAATGGACGGAACGTATGTCGATGAGCATGGCAACAAGTTCATCCTAAAAAACGATAGATGGATAGTGGAATGCTGCAATGAGCCTAGAGGGTTTGTAGGAGGCATCTGCGATTTTTGCGGAAATGAAGTCCAGCCAGACCCAGCAGGAGTTTCATCCAAACAACCAATCAACAAAAATGACTGACGTATATATGACCGAATTGGAGGCCCGCACTGTTGCATTGTTGCGGATGCATTTTAAATGCACCTTTGGGAAGCTCGCCATGTGCTGCCAAGCCCTGTGGGATGCCGACCGTTGCGAACAGGTTACTGGATACCGCTACGGCTCCCCGATGGGTCAAGGCATGGTGATAGCGATGGAGGACTACTTCAAACTGGAACGCTGCGAATCCGACAACATGAGCATGGGCGAGCAACGATGCTCGGCTTGCGGACGTTCTCAAATAGCCATTAGCCGATCACACGACACGCCAAAAGAATGCGGATTTTGCGGAGAGTTTGCGAGCATGTGGGATATTTAAAAACAACCAACCAAAATGACTGACGAAACAATTCAACTCGCAATCGCCGGAGGCATGGTGGTTGCAATGATGTTAATTTACTACAAGCATTATGACTAACGAACAAATCAACAAAGCAATCTCAAAGGCGTGTGGATGGAAGGACGCTGACCATCCCGACGTAATGAAGCTAAAGCAGGGTTGGTCTATGCCAGAGAAATGGTGCATGGACCCAAATGGAGTTTTGCGGTTCAACCATGACAGGCCCGACTACCTCAACGATCTCAACGCCATGCATGAGGCCGAGAAGACCTTAAATCCTATCAAAGCGGCAGAATATGCACGAATGCTCACATCTACAGCATGGGAATCAGAGCAACCTATTTTTGCTCCAATGACAGCAACCGCTCGCCAACGAGCAGAAGCATTTTTGCGGACACTTGGGAAATGGGAGGATGAAGCATGAGAAGCAGCACAGAAACAATTATCGGCGCACTACGCATCTTAGCTAATGACATTGAGTCAGAAGATGGAGTTGCCAATGCAGCCATTGCAGAAGCAGCGGATCGGATGGAGGAACTATGCAGCGAACGCGATATGTACCAGCGACAAGCGGACTATTTAGTCGAGCGATTAGGCGAAACGCAAGTACGGATGATAGATGCGGAACGTATTTGCAACAAAATTTATATGGCGCGAAACATCACACTTTCAGAAAAATCAATGCTTTCAGCATTTGCTGAAATCGATAAAAATTATAGAACACAAAACGATGGAAACTGAACTAGAAATCTGGAAATCAAGAGCGCAAGCGCATGAGGAAAACTACTTGCATATGCTCAAGCGCATTGATGAAGTTGTTGCCGAACGCGATGAGGCAGTTCGTAGTTGTCATATATGGCAGAAAGGACACTCAGATATTGTTGCGGAACGCGATCTATGGCAACAAGAAGCAAAGCGATGGAGGGATATGTACCTTGAGTATGACGAGATGCTTGAGGGCCAAATAAGCGATGCCGTTGAACGGCTCAACGTAGTCTGGGAAGACTTGGATAATCTCAAGAAGAAGGTTCAAGATGACCTTCTCGACTAAAACTCAATGGTGCAGAAGATGCCAACAGGATAAACCAGCAAATCACTTCTATGAGAGTCACAAAACTCGATGCATTCGGTGCATATCAGAAGTGAAGAAGCTGGCTTATCTTGACCCAGAAAAAAGGGCTGCACAGCAACAACGATGCAAGAATAATTACTACAAAACACAACAGAAAATTACTTGCTATGATTGATTGTTCACAATAGAGTTGCAAAAACCACTTGCCGCTCTATGAATCAACATCAATTTGACCAAGACTTAGACGATTATGATGGAGAATACGGATATGGATGGAGAAACAATCCCATCAGAAGGCTTTTCGACAACCCAAGGCAGCAATCAGAACGATCATTCTTGGGAAGAGGCGATTGGGAAACCATTAAAACGCATCACAGGAACCAAGACAAAGATGTCCCGCGAGGACATGAAGAAGTTTAGGTTTGTTGGCGGTCGTGACCCAATGCCCCCAGAGGAGCGAGGAGTTCAAGTTGCTTTAAGATTAACTGTTGAGACTTACCAGCGAGTACAAAGGCTTGCCAAGAGGCTTAAATGCACTGAATCCAAAGCGATTGAGCGATTAATTCGCACAGAGGAGTCAGAAAAGATTGAGAAAACTCAGCCAGTTGACAAATTGGCATTGATCGACATGAGGAAGAGGTATTCAATCACGAACATCTTGAACAAATACTAACACAATGAACATTCTAAAAGGATTTCCCGAACGATACAAAGATGCAGCACCTCCTGTGGGAGACAAGTGGCATGATGCATTCAACAAGAGCAAGCCAGTAGTCGAATCTGGGGGAATACTTGTCACCTACGGAACCAATGGCACTGGCAAGTCTCGCATGGCTTATGAGCTTGCAAAGGCTTGTGCTATGCCAAGAGATGAGTTTCCCGCTGTCGGGATGTCATCAATCCGTAAGTCAAGGCCGTGTTACTACACAACCGCCGTTATGCTCTTCATGGAGCTTCGTGAATCATTCTATCCTAAGGCTGAGATGTCAGAGATGCAAGTTGTAAAGAAGTACTCAGAAGCAGCATTTCTTGTGATTGACGAGATCCAAGAGCGTGGGGAGACTTCTTTTGAGGATCGCAAGCTGACCTCCATCATTGATGCAAGATATGCTGATGGTAGACCGACAATGCTGATTTCCAATTACTCAAGGGAGAAGTTTGCACAAGCCATGTCTCCAGCCATACTTGATAGAATCCGCGAAAACGGACTTGGTTTGCACTTTGATTGGGAAAGCTATCGAAAGCAATCTGCAATTTAGATAATTGAACAAATTGAAATATGGACAAACCCCCAAAAACAAAACCTGACTACAATTCTTGGAAGCCTGTTGAGAAAATGACTAAGAAGGAGCTTCAAAGCGAAGTGGTCAGACTGACAGAAATTCTTGAAATTACAGCACGAAGACTTGATTCATTCAAGGTAATGCCACCCCAGAATTACGGCAAGGCATTTCAAAATTGATTTTGTAATATCATCCTGCAATTTAGCAGGTTTTCTTGAACAAGTTGCGAAGAGATCCATCAATGGAAATCTTCCGCTTGCTCAAGACTCCCCTCCTTACAAGGTTGTCAAGATTTTGTTGAGCCGTACTTCGTGGCATTTTTGATTTCACGATATACTCCGCGAGCGTGAACTCATCATCCATTTTAGATGGCCGAGTACATTCTGCGATTGCGAAATCAAGGCTTGATAATGCTTTTTGTGTGTTGTGTTTCATAACGTATTATAAAATTCCCATTGGGGAGATGTAAGACCCGTCTTCCTTGGTTACATTCCAGAAAGACCATTTGCCAGTCTTTTCATTGATTATGCCAAAGCCCCAGCCATTACGCCATCCAAGGCGATTAGGATAGCGTTCAGCGTACTTTAGTGACTCAATATCTGCCATGCACGGTAAAGCATACGCTTGTCCTTGGTCAATATGCTTCGCAACGTATGATGAGGGAGCGTGGACATGGCCGAATAAACAGCTACCGAACCGCTCGAAATGCGCCTTAGCGGGATTCATTCCAGCTAAGAACCCGTGGATGAGTTTTGGCCCTCCTTCTGGAAGTTGCAAATACGAATTAACATTGTGCGGAACCCATTTGATCTTGCGCTTCTTGAACTCGCCTGTAACGCACTTTACAAGCTCTTGGCATGATTCACGCAGTATTCCATTTGCTGCGCCTTCAGCGGCCTCCCAGAGCCTTGCATCGTGGTTTCCTAGCGTTAGGTAGTTAAACCCAATGTCAAGAAACTCAATTCCAGCCTTGAAGTCAGCAGAAATGCCTTCGCGCTTCTCCTCGTCATCAGCAGACCTACGGAGTCCGTTCATGTCCCAAATGTCTCCCAAGCAAATGGTGTAATTAGGCTTCCACTCTTTCTTGAAGTCTATGAACTTCTTCTTGCACTCTTGATTCACAAGATGCCCGTGATTATCAGCACATACTAGGAATTTTTTAAATGCCATCGCTAATTTGATTTTTGATTAAGTTAAACGCAGGGAAGAAGATATTCTCAATCGCGCGAACTATGGATTCTTCGTCATACTTATCACTCCATGATGTTCCAGCGACTGATAATGACGCATGAAGCATCTCATGGCGAAGCGTGTCAAGAAAAATATGCTCTTTGAGGATGGAGTTTTTTGATATGTGGATCTCCTTGTCATCAAAGTGCATCTCACCCCAAGACTCCATCTTCTTGATGCGAATCTTGAATTTAATCCCTCCAATCAATACTGATTTAGGGATTTTCATAGTTATTATTGGGTTGCTTGGAAATGCATCGCATCTCGACCCCACCATACCCCAGCAGACAACCAACCCTCTCTCGCAAATGCTTCCATCACAGAAAGTGGCATTGATGACTTAGTTGGCCAATGAGCCATATTGTCATTCCTATTTGGATCTAGGTCAATAGCCGCCCCCCTAGCGTGGAGTGATGGAAGTCTTCCATTCCTCATTGGGCGATTGTTGAAAACTCCAGCATATTCTTTCAACACGCCTTTATCTTTAGATTCACTGATATCAGTCAGAACTTTGAACAAGGATTTCCCAACTCGCTCATGGCATCGAATAACGGATACTGGAGATCCATCGTACTCAATGTTCAAGTGAGAAACCCCTATGGATACGAGCTTTGATTCATCACCGGGCCTTCCATAGAAAGCCAATAGACTTTCCCCATCTGACTTAGGCCAAGGATTAACTTTGGGGTAAAGGCTCTTTAAGTGCTTCTGGCAAGCCTCAATGCTCTTTGGCCCCCAAAAGCCATCAACATAAGCACCAACCTTTTCTTGCAGTTCGCATATTGCGCTGAATGTCATATCGGGATGGTTACTTCTTGATTATTTTTGTCAATGACAAAATACCGACAAATATGCCAACAATCAAGGATGTGATGCGAAGACCATACTCAAGCTGCTCCTGCATGGATGTGACCAGCCCAATGGTGGGCATAATAGTGCCAAATGCCCCGTGCATTGCGTTCCTGAGATGGTCATTCATGTCACTGATCTTTAGCTTTGATGAGTCCGAAACCAGCCGTGACAGCGGGAACGATGGACAGCAAGTCAATAGACCCAGAGGTGAGGAACTGAGTGGCAGCAGATACAACTGCACCGACAATAGTGAGGACTCCAAGGATAGTGGTTTTCATATTTTTTTGTTTTTGATTATGCCCAGAAAACGCTGGGTACGTCAGGGGAAGATTCTGGACGGGGGACAGGGATCACGCTGCCCGTATCGTCCGTGATAGTCATGTTGGATGACCAGTAGATAAACTGCTCGCCGCCTTCTGGAATCGGGATGCCGACAAGGTCGCGGAATAGAACCCAGAAGTTGCCATCGCCGTTATGCTCACCGATCTCGCAGAGTGCGTGAGTGTGTGAGGCTAGAAACGAGAAAACTAAGCCAGACACCTCGTCGAGCTGCGCGAATCCGTTGGCGATGCCGAATTGTTCAGCGACTTGTTTGCTTGGGAATTTAAGTAAGTAGTCCGTCATGTGGTTAAGGTGATTAGTTTTGCATTTGCTAGACGTTTCTTGAAGTAACGTATTGATGAAATAGTCCCATTAATAAAATTGCCGTTATTCAAATTGCCGATACTAAGTGATGTGGCATCTGGAATGGTTCCGCCAGTATTGGTATCAACTCCACCTAATGTTCCATTAAATGATCCTTGGTAGTCATTTATGGCATATGCCACCCCTACTTTGAATGGGATTGTCGATGAACTTGAAATAATTATTTCTTGTGAGCCACCAGCCTCAAAGAACAAAGTATTACCACCACTTTTGTAAACTTCCAATGCTCTAGCTCCGATATTGTTTGCAATAAAACGTCCAGAATTTGAAGACATGCCACTGATGCTTGCGATTCCTGTTCCAGCAAAACGATTCCATATTCTAGTAAAGTCAGATCCAGTAATGCTGCAAACGTCAGCAGAGCGAACCAAAGAAGTTCCAGATGTAGGAATAAAACTTGTAGCAAAAGCACCAATCTCAAGTTGAGCAAATTGGACTGAACCAGTAACAGTCAAAGTCAAACTGCCAGCACTAGGAGTAAATGTCAGAGTTTTTCGATCTCCGTAATTACCCGCTGGAGATACTACTGCTGCTGCTGCGCCACTAAGTTCAATTTGACCAGTTCCATAAAAGCTAAGAGTGTGCTGAACAGCAGTCACAGTCTTTGTCTGCGTAGACAAATCGCCATTTGTGTTGGTTAAAATGTTTTCCCTTTGTTCTTCAATAAGTAGCCCTTTGCACGGATGTACAGCAGTTACTGTAAGAGTTCCAGATCCATTAATAATAGAGTAAGATCCATTAATCCCGTCTGATATTAATCTTCGAGCTGTAAAATCCCCATCATTTGCAGATACTAACCAATAACTTCCGCTGAATGCAATTTCTGCGAATCCAATTGATAAATTTGAATAATTAAATCCCGGAAATTGAACTGGGCTACTTCCATCCCATCCAGTAAATTCAATTGGCCCAGCAATATCTACAGCATTGCTACTGGAATCTACTGGAGATCCAGAAAGAACCAAGTACGCAGAAGAATACGATTTGTTATGGTCAAATCGAGCCACGTTCGTTGTTGCGTTTTGGATTGTTCCATTACTGCCAACAAATGTAGCTGTTGTGTTCGCCCTAGTAAGCACTGGTGTCGGCCCCTTACGCGCAGTGAGCGTCTTGTCGGAAGCAAACTGGAGATCCAATGACAACGCATCTGGGTTGATTGAACCAGATCCTCCTACAAGTGAGCTTGAGAGTGAGTATTCCATTAGTACCTAGATTGATTGTTTGCGTTTGTAAATATACGATTCGCAACAATCTGTAAAGTATGTTGTTCGTCAATGCGAATTAACTCGTCTTGAAGTAATTCAGTTGCTTCTTGGTCAGCAAGAGCTGCTTTTTCTTGTTGACCTTCAGCACGAAGATAGTCTGCATAGGTTCCATGAGCAAGATATTGGAACCACTCATAAGGAATGTTAGTGTCTTCTCCAGATCCGTCACCAAATTGAGTTGTGGAAATTTGTTCCTTGTAGGTAACAAACGCAGATGTCGGATTAAGAGTTCCTGCAATCAATGTCGCCCCAGAAGCACCAACCATGAAGTCATACTCCTGTGACGATGTAGTCATGTATGGAGCAATTTTGTGAATACGAAGGAATGTGTCAATGGATGACAATCCAGATTGAGTATAGCCAATCAAAGATCCATTAGCAACCGTGCGCTCTTCTCCAACCTTGAGATAACGAGGCCAATAATTGCTTGAACGATACGCTTTTTGCGCCCTACGATTTATCAATGCCTTGATACGAGGCTTTTCAGTAACAACAGCAAAGCTAACTCCGCAAAGTGCTTGAATGAGTGCGTATAGATCAGCGAAGGTTCGATATTGCATCAGATTTTATGTACTGCAAGGTGTGATTGAGTCCTTTGAAAGTCGCGGACGAATTCCCTGTCGTGCCAGCAGTCTTCACCATAACGCTCACGCATGATAAAGTATTCATGTTGTGGGATAACAGCGGCTAATTTGCCAAGCTGCGGGATGCTCTTGTGTCCTTTTGCAGCTAGTGCTTCCCTTGCACAATCACGTTCACGAAGCTCTTGTTTAGCTTCCATGAATTTACGACCACTACAAAGCTCTGTAATGAGGGCGTGATTCAACGCTGCTTCGGAGATGTTCATAAGAATAAGGCAGGGGAGATTTTAACCTCCCCCACCTAAATTTAATTAAGCGTTACTTGCGATGCCGCCCAGATCAAGAACCGTCAGACCAATAGTGAAGTCACCAGCGGTAAGAGTGGATGGAGTTCCACCAAAACGAGCAAAAATATCTACCGCTGAAGTGGTGTTATTTACAAGGCCGGGCTCAGTATCAATAGCAGACCCAGTATTGTAAGTAACTTTAGTAAGCGCATCCAAGTCAATACTAGCGATAAGGTTTGTAGCCGTGCCAGTAATGCTACCTACGGAGATAGTAATATCAGTCGCGCCAGCAAGTGCTGTTTGAACAAATACGGCAGCATTGGTGATGATGGCACCCGGAGGGAGCTTGAAAATCAATTTCTCCGTCGATGTCAAATAGCCAGTAGTAGCTAGTTCCGTACCAGTGATTCGGAAATAATGGGTGAAACCGCGTGATTCGTTATTAGATAGTTGAGGCATAATTTTATTTAGTTTATTCTATAATTGATGAATTAAGCAGTGATCTTGCCGTGTGCGCGAGGATGCTTGACGCAAAGCGTACCAGTCATATCGACAAATCCACGCTCGCCACCACCTTGGTTCTCAAGACGAGTAGCACCCATTGGGATGAGAGTGTTGAATGCAAGATACTTTGGATTGATGACGTATCCACGGCTTGTGGCAGGCATACAACTTGGGTTACCATTGACAATGTTTACGATACCAAAGTCGGAATCATAAAGATTGACGGACAGAGTAACCTTTTTAGCAACGGCATCTTGAGTGACCATATAGATGTTTTCGTTGCTTGCAGCACCATCATTGCGAGTGAAGTTGGAGATTGCCTTACGAAGAGCAACACCAGCGATACAGGTAAGCGAATTGGCTTCACCATTTTCAGTGAAGATCGAACCAATGATTGTATTGAAGGAGCTTTCAGCAAGGGTAGCACCACCAGACTGAATCGAATCAGAAGGGGTTAGGTACGCCGTTGGCACACCAGACAGAGCAGTCGATTGAAGCCATTTACCAAGGCCACGGAGGGCGTATGGAGTACCAGCACCATTCTCAACGCTTAGATCGTTATCCGAGCAGATAGCGGCTTCCACGTCACGCTTCAACTCACGCATACACTTAGCTTCAGCTTGAGCCACGTTTGCAGGGCCAACAGAGCTAACTGCATTTTGCAGATTGGAGACAAGGTAGTCACGGCGGAAGATTTGGACGTAGTTTCCAAGACGAGCGCGATCAGAGAACTTGTCGCTGAACGAGGTAACGTCAGAACCTTCGGAGATACCAGTAGTAACTGGAGTTGCAAGTTTGTCAGCAGTCCACTCGCTGAACGTACCAGAAGCACGGCCCTTGGAGCAAAGGCTCAAGAGTGGGGTTTCTTCTGGTGCGAGCAAGGTCAACTCATTGCTGAGATCCTCACGATTACTGATTGCGGAACCCGTGCCAGTTTTTTGGGCTGGGGCATTTGGATTGTATGTAGCGGAAATAGCCATAATAGTATATTTTTAAATATCGAAAGTTAAGTTACTTGAATTTTGAAATGCGAGCAGCAATCCAATCCTCTGGGCGACCAGAAGATTCAAACCTGTGATATGCATCTTTGACTTTCTGTGTAGGCTTAACGCTAGATTTTGCTGCACCAGAACCAACTGGGTTTGATGGCGGACTTGCCTTCAATTTACTTCCCATTACTGGAGCTGCATTTTTTAGCTTTTTACCTGCAAAGATAGACCTTACAGCATGACCAAGGATATATTCGATCTGAATTCCGATTTCTGGGATTTCTTTTCGTACTCGTTCGATGAGTGGATCGGCAATGAAATTTGCATAGTTCTTACCAATTTCACTTTCGGAGTCATTGATTTCTGGAACTTCTTGCTCGATTGCGGCAACATATTGCTTATTAAGCTGATCGTATTGAGCGATCTTTCCTAGATGTTGTTGTTGAGCAGGAAGATACTTTGTCAGTGCTTTCCTTGAGTTGATATTAGCATTTTCAATCTGCAATTTGGTAAGCTCCTGACCTTGGTATTCAATGATGTCATCGTCATCGTATTTACGATATTGACGAAGAAGATCATCTGTTGCCTCGATCACTGCTTCATATTCTTCAAACTTATTCTTAACCTCCTCAAATGTCTTGAGAGAGCGAATAGATTCTGGAATATCATTTTGCGGGATTTCTCGTTTGGACTCCGCAACTTGAGGTTGGGCCGTGAGCTTTTCTTCAAGGGCTTTCTTCTGTGCCGTGAGTTCTCCAATTCGTTGAAGGAGTCGGCTTTTGCCCTTTTTAGCAAGCTCTTGGATTTGCTCAGTTGTGAGGTCTAAGAGATCAATTTCATTCTGCCCTTCGGTTTCTTCTTCATTCTCTTCTTCTGATTCCTCATCGGATTCTTCAACGTCTTCGCTTTCTGAGCTGGCAAGATCATCTTCCTCCTCTGTCTCCTCTTCAGATTCTTCTAAAGGTTCTTCTTGGGATGCAGTTGCTTTTCCAATACGTTGAGCAATTAGCTCTTCGATTGAGATGTTAGACACTGGTTCTTCAGCCCCAGCGACAGCTTGATTGTTACTCATAATTAAAACACTAGTTAATGCGCCCTAGCGAAGGCGATGATCGGAATGTAATGTAACAATGATGCGCATGTCAATGCAAAGTTTTAATAGTTACATTACTAGCCTTAGACAAAAAGAGAGGCTAGAGAATTAACCCTAGCCCCTCTCCGAACACCGAACATGAAACTCAGAACACAACTACTGAGTGACGGGAATGTGCAATAAATTTAATAACTCGTCAAGGGTAGAAATCGAACCTGCAATTTTCATTACATCGTTAGTGTCTTGTGCTATACGAAGATCCGCAAAGAATCGCTCACGTTCATCTCGGATAAATTGGATAATCACCTTGAATTCGTCTCGATCAGAGAGTGATTGTACGGCTTGTTGAATTGTTGGTTTTGGTAGTTGGGTCATATTATTTCATTGATTTAGAGCCTTTGCATTTCCATTTACGTCTTGACAAGTTATTTGGTGAGTTAGGATCTGACTTCCAATCACCTTTGATCTTTGCAGAACGAGCGCAATAAGAATCACCTTTAGACGTACCCGGACGAATGCGATCACCTCCGTCAGCAGCTTTACCTGCTTGCCCAAACTTTACGGTTCTCTTGCGTCCTGTAGCGGGATTAGTTACAGTTTTCTTAAATCTTTTTTCCATATAAAAATTTTAGTTTATTTTATCCTATAGGTAAATTGAGTCCATATTTTTTTTCGTTTTTAACTACCGCTGGAGCCATTCTAGAAATTGCTTTTAATGCTTCTTTGGCATTTTTTTTCTTTTCTTCATCTTCTGATTTATCTGCTACCTCCTTTAGATTACGAGCGTATATCAAAATTCTTCGCCCCTCTTGCGTTAAGAAATCTGGAATTTCACCAGAATTTACTAGTTTTGTAAATTCGTTTGGAATCAATCTTTTGCCAGTATTTTTGAACATTTCCCTTTGAAAACGAGAAAGAGCTTGTGTTGTTTCTGTTTCTATCCCAGTATGTTCTCCAAAATCTTTAAATTTATTGGAAGCTATCTTTCCTTTGTTTCTTGCTTCGACTGCAAGTGGGAGTTTGCCATTGTTTTTTCTAAGACTATAAATGGAATAAAATGAATCTGGAACTGTTATGTGATGACTTATTTCATGTTCTAACGCACTCTGCGGATTAGAATTTAAAATTGATGGATCGTAAGAATTAGTTTTAAAATATTCCAATGCTCTAGCTTTTAATTCTGGATCATTGCCACTTAACCACTTGCTGTAAGTTTTATTATTTTCTTCTTTAATTTTCTGTCCACTACCAACGGTAACTTCAGCAGTTGGATTTACATTTTTGCCAACACTGTAAGAGGAACCATAATCTTTAGTTTTACTTCCTTGAATTGTGTCAAATATCGCTGAATATGATTGAGGCGTTATGACAGGTCTGCTTATATTATAATTTCCTGCACGGATAATCTCTTGATTAAGTTTGTCTCCATAATACGACTTGAGCATCTCTTGAGGAGATAAAGCCGCTTTTTGTGCGTTTCCTTTTATAAAATCAGAAATGTTCATTTTGGGATATTCTGGGCTAGAGTAATCTGTAGAAAGCTCAGAAATCATTTTAACAATTTTTTCCTGATCTTCTTTAGATTGAGATCGTTGCCCCATTCTTAAAATTTCATTGATTTTTTCTGCTATTTTTTTAGGATCTTTTTCCATTATGGTTCAATCAGATATTTGCATTCAAAAGCAATAATGGGAGGTGGGGCAATCATAGAGTAGTATTTTGGACGAGGGGCTGTTCTTCGTAGGCAGGTCTCACAGCCTTCACGCCATCCCCACTCGCCACCCTCATCGAAACCCACGCCATTGCATCGGGCTACATCGTTTGCGAGTTTGATTTTCTTCATCGGTATGCTGACGTTTTACGAGCGATTGATTTAGGTTGCTTGACAAACTGTTTACCTTGTGCGTTACCTTTTGCTTTGGCGCGATTAGTTGATGCCTTCTCAGATGCACTAAGCGCATTCCAAGCAGCGTCTGGCAGGTAGCGTTTCTTGCCCTTACTAGGCTTACCATCAGAGGTTCGCCACTTCTGGTCACTCCAATTCTTTAGGGATTGCTGAGACGGTTTCATCGATAACCACCTCCTTTTTTCTTGTACTCACTAGCAAGTAATTGTGCTTTTCTGGCACTCCATTCTCCGGGGTCTCCACCTTTAGTCCCTGCTTTAATGCGATTAAACAACGCCTTCCTCATGGTTGGCTTGGTATAGTTACCTGCTGCGTTAACCGTGGACTTTTTTTTCATATTATTTAATTTCTTTGCGAACTGCTGATGAGACTGTTCCTCTTGATTTATTTAAATTAGCTATAATTCTTTTATTGTAATCAGAGCCTCTTTCTGGGCCAACTCCACCTTGTTTCATTCTTTCATCATAAGCTTTTTCCATTACAGGATCAGTAAAATTTTTCTTCTGCATTCCTAATGAGTATTCATCATATGTGTATGAATCAGCATGATAAATTCTTTTTGTTTTATTTTTATTTTCTGGCATATTATTATTTAGTTGTTAGTTATTGTTTATTAACGGAGATTATTGTTGATTCATTTGTTGAGTCTGCATTCCGCCCATTTGAGCAGGGGCAGTTCCGATTCGTCCGATTTGAGCATTCTGAGCTTGTTGAAGCATAAACTGGTACTGACCAGCATACTTCTGAAGTCTTTCTGCAAATGCTTCATCCTGTTGAGCGCGTTGGGCGATGTCTGGTTGTTGCACATAGGCTTGAACCATCTGCATTGCAATTTGCGCTCCATTAGCTTGTGCAGGAACTTCGATTCCAGAGAAGATTTTTGCGAGATCATCCGTAACCGCTTTAGCAATTTTTTGCTGGGACTCTTCAGCAGGTTGTAACACATAATCCGCAAAAATTGGGTTGATGGATGACGCGACAAACTCAAGCATCTTGTTGATGTCAATGATGCCATTACGATCCATCTGAACAAGACTAATCATGTTTTTCAGTTGGGCTTCGGCAGTCTCTGGATCATTTGATTGAGAGTCAAAGGCAACAGTAATTGAGAAGTTTTCATCTGGACTTCCCTTTGACATCACTTGTGGGTTTGGATTCCCAGTGACTTGGAAGAACACTTCATCTGGCCCCATTCGCTGATAGAGTTTCCAAGCAAGAGCTAGAACATCACGAACATGGTCAAGGAACTTACCAACATAGAATTGCTGGCGAATAGCTGAGATCGGATTAGTCAAGTCAAGTCCTACTGCACGATCTGCTTGGAGACGCATTGATTGCTCAACTTCCATTGATCCTTGATCCATTTGTGGAACAGGGCCAAAAGCAATCTCACCAAGACGACGGTAAGGAACCCTGCGGCCCGGCCCCCAATCAGATGGAGGGCGACCAGCGGGGTGCATGATCGGTGGTAAAGTGGCAATAGATGCCCTATCTACACGCGAATCACGCTCAGTCTTAATCTGCATTTGCGGTCCACGAAGAATGTCAGAGAATGTCTGAACTTCGTACATGCGCTTTTGATCGTTTGAAAGGCGAGTTACAATGAATGGATAGTCATCATATCCATTAAGCAGCTCGTATTTTGCGTATCCTTCTTTCTGTGGATGGAAGATAGTGCAATAAATCCCTTCTGAGCCATCCTCTTCATCAATAAGCCGTTGATAACCATAGACTACCATTACAAGATCATTGTCATCTGTGATTGGCAAGCGACTAACTGTCTTTAGCTTCTCTCCATCAATGTACATGGAGTCTTTACCGCGTAGTTCCTCGATTGCTCCACGCACCCAATCTTCATCCCATCCCTCGTTTGCTACTTTTTTCTCAAGCTCTTGAGCCGTAAGGAATGTGCGCCAGAACACATACGGGCTACGTTGTGGGTCTGAAACATACGGAGGGAATAAAATCTCTCCATCCGATGAGCAAGAATGAACAACTGGACAATCAACTGACAGACGAGGAATTGGGATCTTAGCCATCCCCGTCACGCGAAGGTCTTTAATGGCTTTCTTGGCACGTTTCTTTGTTAAATCTGGAAATGCTTGCTCCAGCATCGCAAGGATCGTCTCATCGTCAGTTCCAGAAACAATTAAATTAGCCAAATCTGGTGATTGTTGGGCAATTTGCTCTAAAGACACTTCTTGCAAAAATGTGCGTTTCTCACGTTTCCATCCAACATAGGAAACCATGATGCCCTTCTCAAGCAAGTAGTTCGCCCCAAGTTCCATTTCGTTGCGAAAGTTTGGGATGTAGCTTGATCGCATCCACTTCAAGAATGAGGAAACCATTGATGCCCTCGGCATTGATGCCATGCTTGTTGGGAATGCCTTGATATGACTACGGCTTAATGCTTGGTCAAGAATTGACACAAACATATCAATGCGCTCACCAACGATGTTGACTTCTTGGTCACTAGCACCTTCCCACGGGAAGGCATTTGCTCCATGTTTCCTTAGATCATCAGACTTACCATCCCAGATGTTACGTCGATCTTGGTATGATTGCTGACAGCTTTGAAAGTATTCATCCAATTCAATAAGGATGGTATCATAAGCCATCGTAAGCATTCTAACATCAGGCTCGTCATCAGCGTAAATCAATGACTCGTCGCCTATTTCTGCTTCGTATTTGCTCATGGTAAATAATGGTAAATCTCTTCGTCCTTTGACTTTTTGATGGAAATCTGCTTTCCTATTAACCTATTTGATGCCTTTCGTCCACAGCGGATATTGATTGCAAAGCCATCAAGTCTTCCAACAACAAAATCTGGATTTGGACATTTCCTCAAAACAAGGATATCATCAAAGACTTGATCCTCAGAAGTATCTTCATCAACTTGGATTTCAATGATTTCTTCTGGTTTATCCATCTTTTTAGGACGGCCTAGTTTTTTAACTACTTTTCTCATATTAGTATCCACCACCGCCTTGGATGGTTGTAAATGTTTTTGTTTCATCTGCATGGTCAATTCCTGCAACTGCGGCATATCGAAGAACGTCAATAGGGTCTTTCCATGCTTCTTTCAAGCCTTGTTCTCCAGTGTACTCGGATAATGCCGCAATAATGTTCTCGCAGTTCTTTGAGACATAGAATCTTGGCCGATTGACTGAGTCCATTGGTTTTGCCGTATCCCATGACATCTTGCCGATAAGAATTTGCAATCCATCGTCAATTTCTAGTCCGGGAGCAGGAACGCAAACGATACCAGCATCAGACAGGTCTTCAATGATGCTAGAAGCCCCATCAGCGGCTTGATAACGTGCTGCGCCTAGTCTTGGGTCAATAAGACGCTCAAAGACCTCCTCGTCGCCCTCAAGATCAAGAATAAGATCAGCATAATCTCTGATGCCGTATCCTTGCCCCTTGGCTCCTTCTCCACCAATCCATTTCCCAGATTTCCATTCAGCCCAATCACCTACATCAACCCCCGGCCATTCGCGATAAACGTAGAATGTTCCACTTGCATCAACGGCAATCCAGCACATGAACCAGTTCTTTGCTCCAGCAGGGTCAATCACATGATACCTTGTCACTCCTTCTTCTGGAATCATGTCTGGAGAAATGACATTGACGGCAGTATTGAACTTGGGAAACTTTGTTGCTTGGGATTTTACTGGAACTCCGTAAGCACGAATAAGAATTTCCTCCCTCGATCTGCCGATGAGGGTTTCCTTGATTCGTTCGTAACCTCCAAATGGGTTGTCTTGAGAGTGGAAGTAGTGAATTGAAGCATTACGCTTTTTACTCCGCTGAACGTATGGGACAAGCTCCTTTTTAAGCAATTCAGCTTTGCGAGACTCGATAATAGTTGCTCCATCAAGATATTCCTTGATTACTTCTGTCCAACCATCAATAGGCGTGAAGGTAACCAGCATCTTGGCATTTCGAGTAGCTAATCGGAAGCGGAGAGTATTGATTAGTTCTGGGCCAAGAAGATACTCATCAAGCCAGACTCCAACATTGTGCCAAGTTGGGTTTCGACTCCCCAATTCAGCACCTTCTAGGATGGTTGGGTTGTTTTGATATTGTGAATAAGTCTTAAATATGATTTGACTCCCATTCGGCAGGATCAATGACGAATCCGTGAATCCATTCTTCTTTGTGTAGCTGATATAAGCATTGGCCGAAGTCTGCTTTGTCTTCATCTCAGCAGGAAGCCAATCGTAAACCGCGCTTTGTTGCTGGCGGATCGAGACTTCAGAGGTTTGAGCAAAGCAAAAGATTTCAGATTTTGGATTCTCAACTGCTGCACGAACAACGGAGAATGCACCCCACTGAGTTTTCCCGCTGCGATTCCCTCCCAATGCAAGGATTTCATTTACCTCATCGAGTTGTTCTTCAGCTTTAATCCAGTGAGGAAGCCTAAATCCAAAGCGATAGGGGTCTTTCTCTGAATTATCAATGGCGTCATGGTACGCTTTATGAAGATCCACAAGCTCTTGTGGTTCCATAAGCGCAATCTCATCGTCGTTTGGAGGAGATAGAATCTGATGCTGCTTCCAAATCATTCTTCGATAATTTCAGCTTCGATTGCTTGGGATTTAATCCGTTCTGCAATCCTTGCTTTGGTTTCAGCAATCATCTTCATTGCGTCATCAATGGATGCTCCCTTGCGATGCTCGATAACCATTCCAGCCATCCCAGTCAACTGAGCTGCTTTATCGGTCATAATCCCAATAGTAAGAGCCAGTTTGTCTGGAGAAATCTTAGATAGAGCATCTGAATCATTGGATAATTGTTCAGCTTTTTCAAATAACAGGTCAGTGTACTCTTGGGCAGCAATCGCATAACGCATGGAGAACTCCTTACGCTTTGTCTCAAGCGTGTCATTATGTCTCCATTCAAGTTTACGAATTGTTTCATGCCCTAAGCCAGTCTTTTCTGAGATTGATTTAATCCTTGCCCCTTGAGCCAGCATCCAAAGTGCCTGTGCAGCAACCGCTGGAGCATAGTGTTCAACTGAACCCCTTGGAAGGTTCTTGGCTCTTTCTTTAATCTCAAGAAACCAAGCAGACTTCTCCTCCCTTATGTTCTTATACTCGGTTGGTTGTGTTTGAGTTTCATCGGTCATTTACTCTTTGTAATACCAAAGTGTTTAGAAAGCAACTCTTTTCTGGGAATAACGTTGTTATCGCCCAACTCCATATTTTTCTTGATAGTCTTGAGTCTCTTTGCTGCTCATTCCCAAATTGTTTCCTAACCAAGCTGCCCACTCTGGATTGTATCGTCCGCTTTGAGTCATAGCTTCAATTCCAGCAGACGTTTTTGCAAGTTTCAACATGGTATTTGATACATTTTTCTTAAACTCTTCTTCAGTAATTTCTTTTCGAGCAATGTTGCGAAGAAGCGGAGACAAATCTCCAGTTCTATATGCGGCAGACATCCAACTATTTCTAATCCCAGAGGCAATTTTTTCAATCGGGAAATACCATTTAACTCCAGCATCATTGATTACTCCGCCCCCTTGCGGAACACCTTTTGCCACAGGCTTATTTTTTGCTGCCTGCATTAGCCTTGATGCAGAAATCACATTATCTACTGTTTCGTCACCAAGAACACCACGAAGAACTTGCACCCGTTTAGGATTTTTCGCAAAGTCTTTAAGCAGTAGTTTGCCATTCCATAGCAACTCGCCATGAATTCCATACTCACCGCTTGGAGGATATTTAGCAAATAAATGTTCAGCCATATCTCCAGATAAAACTTTTTTGTCAGCATCTGGCATGATTGCGAGAAGTTTTTTAAGCTGATCTGGATTTGCGTTCCATAACGCTTCTGGAAATTCCCCAGAAACAAGGGCTTCCCTATGACCCTTTAGAGCAATCTTCATTAATGAATCATTTTTAGTTTGATCCACACTCATTTGATTTTGAATTCTTTTCTCGATGCTGTTTCTTAGCTCTTTTTCTGAATTCCTAGAAAGACTTCCAGACAAATCATCAATATCCTTCATTGTTAATTTTGCTGGATCAAGATTTTTAGCGTTAATTGCATCTTGAAGAGAGTATAACTTGCGAATCATATTATCTCCATATGCTGAATTGGGTTGCCCAGCACTATTAAATCCAAACAACGACCTTACAACATCCTCATCAAAATTAAATCCATCAACTTGGCGGCCAGATTGATTTGATATTCCAATGTTTTTGAAATAAGCATTTTGAAGACGTTTCACTAATTGAGATGCAACTGCTGGATCGCCAACACTCAATGCCGTGACAGCATCTGTAATTGTCCTAGGAGTATTCAATATGGAATTTACTATTTCAGTCTCGTCCATATTTGGTTTTCCGCTAGAAAGTTCTTTTAAATACTTTCCGATAGTACCTTCTTCAAATCCAAGTCTTTGATTGAAAACTTGAGTTGCATTATTCCATTCATCAAGCAAACCTTGATTATCAAGAACATTATTTCTAAATGTCCTGATGTCATTTGCTGCTGCCCCAGCAACTTGTTTTGATGTTGTAGCACCAGTCATGCCAGAATCTGGGTATGCTTCTGAAAACTTTCTAACAGTATCATTCAACTGTTTGATGTTAAGATTTCCAGAAAGCTGCTCAAGTTCTCTACGTTCAAGTTGAAGTTGTGCTCTTTTATCTCGGTCTACTACTGATTTCAGCTCATTATCAATACTATTGATTCTTTTTAGGTTTTGTGGACGCGCTCTTAATACGTCCAACTCAGCTTGAAGTGTTGGGTTTCTAAGAATGCTGCTGTAATAATTTTTCTCAACAAATTTGGCAAGCTCAATAGGATCTACTGATACCCTTCCTTCTGCTAACTCATAGAATGGAGCATATGTCTCATTCTTAATATCATTAGCTTTTTTCTCGGCTTTGCCAAGGGCTTTAAATAAATCAGACCCAAGTTTATGAGTGTCTTCAAGACTACCAAATACCAAACTTTGAGTTTGCTCATCAAGATTTGATCTTAGGATATTTCCAGCTTTCTGATCGTACAAGCCAACCATGTCAGCAGTAGTCTGTTGGGCTTGTCGGATATTATCTAATGTGCTTTTATAGAGTGCTGATGACTTTTGAGCAGGAGTCAAATCTGATTTCAAACCCTGAAGACGCTCAACTCCAATTTGAATATCTTTTGCAACTTGTGAATTTGGACGATCTTGGGCAAGCTGTAGCCATTTTTTATTTTGCATCTCACCACCTTGAACAAGCTGGGCGACATTCATTGAGTATCCTCTTGATGCAAGGTCTTCCTCGGCTTTTTTGAGTCCTTGATAATACTCGTCAACTTTGGCTGTTCCCATTTTCCTTAGTAATGGGCTTGCTAATTTGCCTACTCCATATTCAAGTCCAACTCCAAGAAGTGCTTCGGTTGATCGCTTGCCAAATGATTCAGCAAGTCCATCTCCAGCCCCAAGATAGGCTTTCATTATTTTCTCTTTAAGCGTTCCTCCAGAGGAGTATTTAAGATAAGCCTTCATTGCCTGATCTTGAAGTGTTCCAGCAGCAGTATATCCAGCACCGCTCCCAACTGCCGATGCAGCAATAGGTGGCGCGCCCGGAAGTGCAGATAAACCAATGCCTCCAAGAATAGCACCCGCTAATGGGAATACCTCACCCAATACCGGAAGAGCATCCTTTAACGATCCACCCATCTCGTTCATTGCAACCCATCTACCTGTTTCGTTCCTTACAATTCTGGTTGGTGATCCTCCAACATTAACAGTCTTAACATTATCTTTGCCGTACTTGTTGGCAAGATACTCATCTTTTGACTCATCCCTTAAGAACGCATCAGCAGTCCTGTCGGCATATCCAAGTCCAGTAGTTACGTCAACAGGCTCTCCGATGAATTTTGATAATGCCTCCGCTGTCTTGTTTTTGATTGCCTCATCACTAAATGAGATTTGAGCATTCGTGTCACCAAGACCATATGTGAGATATTTTGAATTCTTTAGATCATTAGCAAGTTGGGCTTTTAGTTTCTCACCTTCTCCAGAAAATAATTCAATATCTTGAAGTACTTGAGATGCCTGTGTTTTCTTCTGTTCTGCACCATATGGATCAGATGCCAAAAGAGATTGATACTCATCTGACAACTGTCCAAACTGCTGTTCAAGTTTGCTTTGTCCAGCTTTTACTAAATCTAAATCTTCGTATAGTCCCATTTTATTAAGATTAAAGGCCCAATGCTTTTGCTTTTTCCAGAACTGTTGGCGATAGGTTTGATTTTGGCATTGATACTTTTAGTTCTGATCCAGCCACATCTTTAATTCCAGTTGCAGGGATTTTAAGTCGATTTCTCATATCAAGATACATTTGTTCTACTTGAGCGTTTTGCTCTGGAGTGATTTTTCCCTCTTTAAGTAGTTGCGCTCGTTCTGCTGGGGTTCCATGAACGGCGTTAAATTGATAGAATCCAATTTTTTGAAGATTGTTAATATTTTGTACTGGACCTCTGGATGCGTCTACAACTCCATATTGATTCTCAAATCGAGGCCATTCTTTTTCAGTAATTGACCCACCCGCACTTCCTGTTGGTGAGGCCGCTCTAAGCGTATTAACGTAATCCCTAGATAGGTAGTTCTTAACGGTAGATAGTTTGTCTTGAAGAGCTTGAGTTTCTGATGATGGAACATATGATCCAATAGCTCTTGCTGTTCCAGCCACAATTCCAGTACCTTGTTGCTCAAGTTCTGGAATCAAATTTGCAGCAAGATCATTAAATTGCACTAATCCTTCTATTTTTTGTTTTCCTTGTGCTGCTAATGCAACTTCAGTTTTTGTTGGTGCTCCAACTCCAGCCCCTTGAGCGAATACAACGTTTCCTTCTGGAGACACTGTTACTTGTGTTCCAGATGGAAGGGGAATTGGCTTGAATTCATTAGTCTTAATGTTTATTTGCCCAACCGCTCCATAAGTCTTAACTTCTTCTGGTGTAGTAATGCGATAACCTTCTGGCACTTGACTAGTTTGAAGAGGTTCAAATTTCCCAGTCTCAGTATTGATCTGACCAGCTCCTCCATATTTCAGAACTTCTTCTGGTGTCGTAATGCGATAACCTTTTTGTTCTGGAATAAATCTACTTAATAATGGGATTGAATCAAACTTCTGTTGAGGAGTGAAATTTGAAGACTGGGCTAAGATTGAATTTTTTATCTCTACAGGAAGTTTTTCAACTGTAGCATTAAACAATGGATCACCAATAATACTTGCTAAAGCATTTTGTTGTTGACGTTCCTTCCCGATTTCAGCAATCCTAGCCGCATCCACTGCTCCTGCTCTTGAAGCTGCTTGACGCTGCATGTTAAGCTCTTCAATCTTGAACTTGTTATTCATCGTTGTCCCAATAGTTTGCGATGCTTGTTGTGCAGCAGCAGCCTGTTCTATCAATGATGAGTTTGGATCTGTTGCGGCAGCAAGTAAAGGCTCAAGCGTTGACTCAAGGCCAAGACCGCTCGATTTGCTTAACTGGATAGCCGCTTGAATATCAGCAATGCCAGCTTTCTTGACTGCACTTAGCTTTGATTCTTCCTTCTTATTAGCAGTATAGTCTTGTGCAATACCTTGAATCTGCTGGCCAAGATTTTGCATTCCCTGCGCTTGGATCGCTGCGGCTTTTGCAAAACCAGAGTAATCTTGAACGAATAGTGCTGGATTGATTGATTGTCCTAGAAGTGCCATAAATTATTATTTCCCAAGTGTTGCAAGACCAATAAGTGATGTCCCCCCTGTAAGTGGTGCGGCTGCAATACTTGCCCCAGCTTTAATCACGTCACCAATAAGACCCATTGTGGATGCTCGGTTTGATGCACTGACTTGAGCGTTGGCTTGTTGAGCTGACAGGATATTCTGACGTTGTGCCGCTCCGAGGTTCAATGCTTGACCGACATCAAAGAGTTGTGGTGTGGATTGACCAATGGATTGAACACCATAGTTTAAGTAATTCTGACCAATTTGCATTCCAGTAGGGGTCGAATAAAGTGCTTGAAGCCCCGGCTGTTGATAGAAAGATTGACCAAGTTGGAACGCACGGCTACCTGCTTGCGCTGCTTCAGCACGTTTGCGAGCAAGGATGTCTTCACGTCCAAGAACTTCAGATGCAATGGCTGAGTTACCTCCAAGGCGACCGCTTGATTGTGCTGCCTCACGCGCTGATTGCTGCGCCATGCGTTGTTCTTCTGGTGTAACTCCAAGAGATGCAGCATAAGCAGTCCTAGCCGCATCAGAGGCTTGTTGAGTAGCCATTGCCGCTTCTGGTGATAATCCAGCTTGGAGCTGGCGCAATCCTTGAACTTGCCCTTGTTGCCCAGCAAGTTGTTGCTGTTGTGCCGCAAGTTGTTGACCAACTCCAGTTTCGTAAGCCTGTCCACCAAGACCCAAGATACCTTGTTGATTACCACCACCTTGGAAGAATGTTTGAATATCCCCAAGATTAAGATTGCCAAGCGTAGGTCTATTTTGAGCTTCAAATTGAACGATATTGCCCATTTGTTGGCTCAATGGAGTCAACAGCGATGTTATATCGCTTCCATAATCTGCCTTTGGTGCTTTAATGTTTGGAGAACTGCCGCCCATAATCGTATTATTTAAGTTGTTTGAAGAATTTTTGCATAGGATATGATCTTATCCTTGGTGAGTTTTTGAATGATCTTTGAAAAATAATAAACTCAAAATCATCCTTGAATGATTCCAAGCATTTTTGCATATTGCCGCAACACATTGTAACAAACAACGAGTCTGAATGATAAATTGGCGTAGGATTTGTCGGATCTTCACGACGAGTGTAGTATCCCATAGAGAATCCATCAAAACTAGCAATAACGATGCCATGACAAAGATGCCAATTAAGCAACCCATGAAAATCAATTCCATGATGTTCGTAAATTTTGATTGATTGCTCAAGGTATTCATTCATTTATCCAAAAATAACAACTTGAACATCATCACTATTTGTCGATCCTCCAGTTCTATCTAAAGTATAAAACGTAAATGCAGATGATGTTTGCGATGTTGGAGAACTTGCTTGAATAGTTACACTTGATGAATCTGCAGCTTTGTAGGACCTACTTCCTACCGCAACATAATTTGCAGAAGGTAAAGCTGTAGTGAATGCAATAACATATAGTCCGGTTGAGGATTTTGTTACGCTTGTGACATTTCCACTTGCAAGAATTTGACGAGTTGTATTGCTGGCATCAGGAGTTCCAGAAACATTATTGTTACCATTGAACCTAACCCATGCTCTAGCACCATAGATAGGAGCAGATCCGGTTTGCGCTCCGCTTAACTTTGCAGCGGTGATATTTGCATCTGCAATCTTTGCAGTGGTCACGTTTGAGTCAGCGATCTTTGCAGTGGTCACCCCTAAGTCAGCAATTTTGCCAGTTGTGACGTTTAGATTGGCAATCTTTGCGGTAGTTACAGCATTATCAGCAAGTTTTGCAGTTGTGACGTTTAAATCAGCAATTGTATTTGTTGTAACGGCATTAACTGCCATTTCATTTGAGGTAATGCCACTTGTTGCCACCTTCAATTTTCCAGAAATCATCGCAAGTGTACCTCCAGAAATTGCATCTTCTGTAAATAGCGTCTGGTCAATGATGTTATTCATTGCCGTGCTAGTAATAACATCGTTTGTTGCGAATGTATTGGTTGTTTCTACGACTCCAGCCATATTATGTTTGGGAAATGATTTGTCTGTTTGTCACTGAACCAGTGACCCTAATAGAAGTTACTTTAGGTGAGCCGATTGTTCGTGTCAAGGTTAGGGTTCCTACATAACCCCTAATGCCACCAATGCGAAAGCGGATATTGCCTGTTTCATCCTCAGGCGCGGAACCAGTTCCAAGAACAGTACCATTAAGGAAGTCGGTTGTTGACCCAATAGGTTGATTATTATCTGGATCTTCTGCTGCAAAGGAAATGTTATACTCACCAAGACCGCCACCAATGCATTGCATGGTTACTTGCCCGTCAGTGAATCGCTTGCGATCAAGATTGCCTAAGGCGTACCCCCTAGTAGTCAAGGACGAGTTGATATTGAAACTAGCAGCAGTCCCTCCAGACACAAGATTATCATTGGAAGTCTCAATAGCCTCTAATTCATGCAAACCACCCAGCGAAGTAACCGCATAGATGTTGTTTCTTTCGGCAGCACTACCAGTGATTAGATTTTTGATGATAAAATCATTGGCCCCGAAAGTATCAATTGACTCCCAAGCCTTGTTTAGGAAGTTGAATATCAAAATTGTATTGTTTCCAAGAGCATCATTAGCTCCAGCAATAGAATCCAATGCAACAGCAAGGTAGTATCGGTTATCAAACAGCACTCCAACTGCATTAGCAGCTAGATTTTTGTTAATTCTGTCAATGTATGGTTGGATATTCTTAGAAATAGGCTCATCCGCACCACGAAGGTTGTAATCATTCAGGAACTCAACAGCATAAACGCCTTCATCTGACAAAAAGAACATGGCGTTACCCTTCATCACAACGCTTTTTTTGGCTAAGCACCCAACTTCGTTAGTCAACTGCGTAACTTTAGTGTCTTCTAAGCTACCAAGCGTCCCACTGATTAAATGTAAGCTATTACGATTCAATACAACTAGCTTGTCATCATAGAATCCCTGCATTGCCACAAGGTAATCTGCCGTTCCTCCAGTTACCCTAAACTGATTGGCAATCTGATCGAACGTGTGGCTATCTAAAATGTCAGAAACAGCAATCTCATCAGAAATGTTCCTATCTGTGTAGGTCGGAGAGCTAAACGAGCCAGCAGGAGTGTAGTAAAATGGAACCCACAATCTGCGCTGGAAGTAAACACCCCAAGGCGGGGCTGGCTGATGGATGAAACCAAGTCCTACGCTAAACCTCCCACCGAACTCAATCTGCAAACCACCTCCAAGAGTCGCTAAATTTCCAACTGGGGCAATAAAGGAGATGTTTGTAGTAGTCGCACTTAACACCTCAAATGACTTTCCAGAAATAGCACTAAACTCTGGAACAGTTGTCTCATAGACCACAATCGTATCGCCAGCAGAAATTGTTGTGTTGCTAGTAACGGTAAGGCTTACAACACCATTGCTTACTGAGCCATTGTTTCCAATTGTAGTAAATACTTGTGGTTGGGTATAAGTGCCTCCGGGGACAAGCGTGAAACCCGCCTTTATTATCCCAGCGGTAACTGTGAATGTCTGAGTTTGAGAGGTTGTAAAGGTATAGGTGAAGACATCTTTATCCGTAATAGACACAACAGCAAATGTCCCATTGGCAGGAGTTCCTCCAGTTAATCCACTAACGATAATGCTGTCTCCCACAGTCAACCCATGATCCTTGATCCGCATCGTCACAGTAAATGCACTAGAACTAGCACTCTCAATCTGCCTCCCATTAGGAAACCATTCAAATGCCTGCGCCCCATCACGGAACAGATACACACGGTCAAACGCCTGTATCATGTCTGTATCCCCAGCTAAAGATTTCCCAGTAGGGTAACTAATGTCCTGCGTAGTGTATCCATTGAGGTTAACCAAGACTGCCTTGGAGTCCAACGCTAGCACAACGCTCTCAGCATTATCTGAGTTAGGGTCACTAAACAAGCAGGATGCTCTTACGTTTACGTTGGCAGCATCATTGATTGGAGTTGTAGATAATGTTCCTGTCTGGTCACTAATCGAAGTCAACCCTGTAACCGTATAAGTTAATGTATTTACGCTGGCTACAGTTAAAACAACGTCACCATTCATCTCAACATTGCCAACTAACCCTGCAACTCGCGCTAATGCCGTACCAGTTAACCCATGCCCAGTAATTGTAATCGTCACAACCCCAGTTGCAACACTTGCCGCCGTAATGCTCTTAGCCGCATCAATCAAAAAGAACGGCAGTTGTAACGGACTACCTCCACTGGTCAACGATCCTGTCCTCGCCACAATCCCCTTACGAGGTTTCCAATAACCCTCCATCCTCCCGTTCAAGGACTCCCTCACCTCACCAACTCCCAACTGATTTAGTTGTAACCGCTGGTTCACACCCGCAAACCCTCCATCACCATCTTGGGTAATGGAGTCATCCAATCCACCAGATGATCGAAACTGCGACATTAAGCAGTATATGCAATGACAACGCCAGAAGTAACAGTAAAGCCTGTAAACACACCACCCAACCCAGTACCAGCAGGATGCGTAATCGTAATTAACTTGCTACTAGCATCAGTCAAATTCGTACTCGCAATCGCACTAAAAATAGTATCATTAACAATCTGAATCCATCGAAAGTTTCCACTCGCAACTCCTCCAGCGTTAAACACTACTCCACCTTGCTGTCCCTGTAATTGATATGAATCACCTCGCGCCATGTCTGGGTTATAGAGATTGTTGGTATGGTTGTCAATAGAATGTTTGGTGGGTTGCTGCATCAGTTATCCTTCTAGCCGCAATTTCAAAATATTCTTTGTCACGCTCAATACCGATGAAGTTCCGCCCAGTATTAACGCAAGCTACTCCCGTAGTTCCGCTACCCATTGTATTATCTAGCACCGTATCTTCTTTGTTGGTGTAGGTTTTAATAAGATACTCACATAGGGCTACTGGCTTCTGAGTGGGGTGTAGGTACTTTCCGTCAGACTGCTTGCTGAATGTAAGTATGCTCTGGGGGTTTTTGTCATCGTACACTCTAGTTATACCATCACTATACGCGAGCGGTGAACTATCCGAAGATGAAGCTACCCGCCCCTTCACCAACTTATCGCGTTTTTCTTTTTGTGGATTCCAACTAGGTGACGCATCACAAAATACGCTAACAATTTCATGTCGCTTCATCGGTACATACTTTGCAATTTGAAAACCTGACGGGCGTACCTTATCCCATATCCAGTCGTATTTAAACTGTTTTAGGTTGCTTATTCGCAGCAAGCTACTAAACGGCTCGCTTCCAAACAACACAATCGCCCCACGCGATTTAATGATTCGTTTATATTGCTTCCATAACGGCTCGAACGGAATAATCGTGTCCCATTTGCAAGCCGTTGTACCATAGGGTAAATCACACAACACCATGTCCACGCTACTATCAGGGATGCCTTTCATCTCCTCCAAACAATCCCCTAATATCAACCTGATCCTACTATTACTTTTAGTCATACTTCGTATTATCATTACAGCAAAAGCTGTCAAGTAGATGTTTAACATTTGGGAATTTTTTGTTTGGGGAGTTAATCGCTCAACATTTTTAAACCAAGCCCACCCTCAACCCCCTCCCCCCCTAATGCCGCAATGTAACATTACATCCCTGCGCCAATCGTCAAATTCAAACGATCGTTTAAATCACCCGCTTGAATCACTTGCTCAACCCCAGGCCATATTCAAACGAACAGCGTTCATGCGACCATTGTTCTGCAGAACGCCATGACCTGGACAATGTAACAAGAATAGCGCAGTACAGATTCCATGCCATGTTACATCATGTCACATTGTTAGATGGAAATCGCTTTGAATTGATCGGCCCTAGCCTTACCCCATAAACCATGCCAAGCGATTCTAGGCCCATTTACGGCTGAAATAGCGTGATGTGCGCTTGAACACCACATTTTAAGGGGGGGTATCAAAAATAATCAACGCTTTTACTGGGATTAGCTCTCAACTGCCAATATTAGCTATAGACAAGCCATCAGCATCCATGGTTAAAATCACCTTAAGGGAGCTAGAGGCCTGCCAGTAAGCTTACTTAAGCCTCTGCTACTGACCTTGCCTAATACAACCCCAAAGAGCATAAGGCCTGATATATATGCCATCTATGTAGTGATTAGGGGTTTGCTAATAAAAATCTGGGTTTGGAATGGATTCCCAAGGCTCTCAACCCCTTTGTTTATGGGGCTTGTAGCTGATTTGAAAAATAATTAAGATTTTTATTGCCAGGGCTAAATCCATGATTTACCTTGATTCCAGTTGAGCGAAGCAAAGCTCACAATCAAACCAAACCAAACAAAGAAAATGAACATTGCAACCTACGACATCAAATATACCCTTGTTATCCTCACATACGGGGAAACCATGATTTCCGCTAAAAGTGTGGATGACATTTTAAAACACCTTGGCGGAATGCCTAAATGCCATGCGGTCAGAACTATCTATTCGCACTCAAAGCCAACCTTTGAGGATGCTGAGGCAATCGCGGATTTCCCTGATTTTGACCACATTACAGGTCACATAAACCTTGTCTAAAAGTCGAAACGGCGTAAGCCGTCTTGCGTTAATGACGCAACTGATGAGACTAAACCAAACCAAAGAAACTAAACAAAGAAAATGACAATTAAAATCACTAGGATGCTCGACCCATTAACTAAGCAAATTGGATTCCAGGCCTCATTACCGAACGATGCATCATTTGCATTCTCTGAGAAGGATGCGGCCAAAAAATTGATTGATAGGAATCCTGGTGATTTCGTGATTGAATGGATCAATGGATCAATGACACTTAGCAAAAAAAAAATCTAAATTAAACCATTTAACGAAACAAACAACCCCGCCTAAATCAGACAGGCGGGGTTAATCAAACAAAACCAAAGAAAACAAAAAACATGAATAAATTAACCCAATCTGACTTCATCCGCATTGAAAATGATTCAAACGGGAACCCCCGTTATTACCTACCATTTTACCTTGCTTCGGAAGCAATCGCCAGAAAACTTGGTGGAGTTAAATATCGCGGCAAGAAATATGGAAGAGGATGGGTTTTCCAATCTTACTCCCTGCAAAGTGAAGTTGACGCATTAAATGTAATTAAGAGCCTCTAAATCTCACGGCCTAGCTTGTGGCCCAGTTAGAGCGCAAATCTTGAACAAATCAAAGAACATGAAAAGAACAATCACAAAAATCACCGCAATCCATTATTGCAAAGCTGGCAGGGGGTATGAGTCAACCTACTCATTCATCCGCTCTTATTCTGCCAAAAAGCCAACCTTCAGGGGCGCGGCAAGAATGGTCGCCACATTATTCAATATTAGCCGATTTGATGAATCCCAGCCAATTACCAAGCCTTCGGATATTTCTGTCATTCGGATTGAATTTTGCGACTATGCTCGCCAATAACCTAGAAAAGAACATGAAAACAAACAAATCGCACATTGACTGGTATACCGAAAGAGTTGCACAACTTGAAGCCGAAGGGCTATGCACAAGTGACGCGCAAAGCATCGTGGACATTGAGGAAATCAACAAAACCATTGAGAACGTGAAACAGGCGAGGGAAGAGAGCCTTTACCAGAAAAGGCTAGCGTACCTCGAAAGCATTGCAGACCCGGAAGACGGCGAAACAAAGCTAGAAAAGGCTAAGTCAGACCTGCAATGGCATCTCGAAGTGATGGAAGGAGCTTATGCAATGATGGCAGAAAGCGGTGAATCTATCGCCCATATCTTGCGGCAGGAACCTAAAAGCGAACTCGAAGTGTATGAAAACCTTTTTGACCTTGAAGGAATCAACATTTACGAAAAACCCGAAATGATTACAGAATTCAACTAACTGAAAACATGAAAACAAACCAATTTCAAGAACTTATTCAAGCAGTAACAGGAAGACCGCTTATTTTAAATAACCCACTCGAAGAAATACCTTTAGACTCAAAAGTTTGCATCCAAAGGCCATACGGACACAAGGGCATAGAAACGGTTCACACATTCGACTGGAAAACCCCGAAGAAAGAAGACTCACTCTTGAGAAGTTTCATCACTGCTTTTTGCTCAAAATATAAAGAGCCAGACCCCGAAACCTATTCTCGAAACTGCAAAGCCTATGGAGACACGTGGGGAAAGCACGCTGAAGCATGGAATTCCACAGAAACGCATTGGAACTGTTCACTGTGGGGGCATCACGCAAGCCACCAGACAAGCAAGGAAAAGCTCAAAGCGCAAATCATTGCCAACTTTGCAAGGTTTGATTCCAATTCGGCAAGGCTTGGATTTTATGAAACCAACTATGGAATCGGAATTTTTACGATTTACGGCGGGGAATGGGTAGAGAAAAGCATTTTGAGTATGTCAAACCATTTGGCTAGTCTAGGCATCCCATACCGCAATGAGCTTTCCGACGCGGGATGGGTTACTCGCTTTGTCATTGGGCTAGACAAGCCAACGCACTCAAACATCCTTGGAAAATACTAACTAAAAACATGAAAATCGAACGCCGAAAAACAGAAAACGGAATTATTTACAATTTACCCTCATGGTATGAGGAAAGCCCAATGGCATTCCATGTGTTTCACTGGAAGGACTGCCTTGGGAACATCCGCAAAGAGTCAATGCTATGGTTGGCAAGTGGAATCACTATGAGGATTACAAGGAAAGAGCTTGCCAAAACCATTCGGGAGGCGCGAAATGCTTCCGAGTGAAATCATCCGAAACGTCTGCCAGAATGCAATCCCGCCAGTGAGCGAGGTTGAAATAATGGCGGAAAATACTCAAAAAGACACTTGGAACGCTTCAAGACTTAAAAGCATTATTGCAAGTCAAATGCTTCAAATCGGCATGACTAAAACAGAAATCGCCACTTATTTAGGCCAAAGCTGGAACGCTACGGCCTCGCAAATCAAAAATGCACCGAAACTAAAAACCCATCCAAGATACAAACATCATTTCAAACCATGAAACTACACCCAGCCGCATTCTTCACCATAGTTCTTCTCGCCCATGTTGGCGTATTCCATTGCGTCCATCAAGCGGGGTTGATCTCCGAAAAGTGGAACTACAACCTATTTTGGGCTTGCATCTTTGCTGACATTGTTGCAGTCCTAATCCTTGCAAATCCACAAAAACCAAGCAAATGAAAATCAGAATAACGAAAAGAGAAAAAAGCGCATTCGCTACTTACGAGTTCGCCAACGAAAATGATGCCGCAAGGTTTCTCGATCAAAACGGTCACGCGATCACTGGAAGATTCACAAGCCAATACGCAAGACTCGAACTTGAAGGCGCGATGAAGATTTCGGGCTTGCTTGGCCCGTTTTGGGATGGGGATGCTATCCGATACGAAGACCAGCCAACATACGTAGCTCTAAGCCAATGATCGAATTCGAAAAACTTGTCGAGATTGTCGCCGCTGAATTTGAAGTCGATCCCGCAAAGATGGTTTGCAAGACTCGCTTGATGGAATACGTCAAACCTCGATGGTTAGCGATGACCATTTACTCGGAGGTGCATTCCTTGAACTACACCGCAAAGAAATTCGGGAAAAACTCGCATCAAACAGTCATGCATGGACGGCAAAGGACGCGAATGCTTGTTGAGATTGATCCTGATTTCAGAGCTAGGGCAACCAACGTGATGAAAAAAGTTGAAGAATTATCTTGCTATCCCAAGGAAAATGTCCAAATTGATCTCGCCGCTACGGCAAAACCATAAAACAACGAAAAAATGAACCTAGAAAACGCAACACCAGAACTATTCGCGGCCCTTGCAAAAGCGCAAAGCGAAGTTGAAAACGCCACAAAAGGCAGCACCAACCCTCACTTCAAGTCAAAATATGCAGACTTGGCAGAGGTATTAAACACCATTCGCCCAGTCTATTCTGCCAATGGATTGTCAATCTTGCAAATCCCTTCATTCGACGGGTCAATGGCAAGTGTCACAACCTGCTTGGCCCATGCTGGAGGTGGAACCATTACAGGGGTTTCATCATGTATCCCTGCCAAGACAGACGCACAAGGCATTGGAGCGGCCACAACCTACCTTCGCCGATATTCCCTTGCTTCGGTTTGTGGAATCGCACAAGAGGATGACGATGGACAATCAGCCGCTCATTCGATGAAAAAGGTTCCGATCTCACCGCTTCAAATCATGGGTCTACAAGCTCGGATGGAAGAACTACAAGTCGCTGAAGAAGCGTTCTGCAAATTCCTTGGAGTCGAAAAAATGGAGGACATCACAATCGACAAGATGGCAGTTGCCACAAAGTCACTTGATGCAAAACAAAAGAAAATGGAGGCAGCACAATGAAAGCAGTTGTAAAATATAACCTTGGCCGCGATTACTACAAAGACGGGGCAACTCCTCAAAACCTTGAAGGCTATGTCTCCAAATCAATGCTGTTTGACTTCGTGAAAAGCCCTTACAAGTGGCTTCACGGCAAAAAGCGGGAATCAACTCCAGCAATGGACTTTGGCAGGCTTGTACACGCCATTGCTTTGACCCCAGATGATATGGATGAGTTTGTCGTTTCACCATTTGATAACTTTCGCACAAAGGAGGCTCAAAACTGGAAAGCTGAAGCTATTGAAATTGGCATGACAATTGTTTCGGATGAGGATTTTGACAAGGCTCACGAAATGGCTAAAGAATTCCTAAGTGGCGCAATTTCGCCATGCGTAACAGAAGCCGCCGTGTACTCCCAAATCGGTGACGTTAAGCTGAAGGGAATGATTGATCTTGTGCCATCAAGTTCAAATTGCCTCATCGATCTCAAGACAACTTCAAGCATTGACGGCATTGATGGATTGACAAGGACGATCATTTCGAGAGGATACCACTGGCAAGCTGCTTTGTACTTGGATTTGTGGAATGCTGCATCTGGCGAAAATAGGAATGAATTCCTTTTTTGCTTCGTTGAAACATCATCGCCACATGAATCAGCTTGGGTGAATTTAGATGATTCACTCATCCAGATTGGCCGCAATGGTTATATGCAAGCCCTGTCAAAGTGGACGCAATGCTTAAAAACAAATCAATTCCCAAAGCAAATTGAGGGAATTCAAACAATCTCAGCCCCAAAATGGCTGGTCTAAAACAAGAAAACAATGAAACAACTGATTAAACTAAACCTAAATCTCGACAAGATTGACAAGTCGCTGATTTACACCTCACCGAAAACAGGGGCAAGATATATCAATCTGACTGTTCTGCTTCGTGAAGAGCCAGACAAATATGGAAATGATGGATTCACCGTGCAGGATGTCAGCAAGGAACAGAAAGAGGCTGGGATGAAAGGCCCGATTCTAGGCAATGCCAAGATCAAGGTCTTTGATAACCAAGTAAAACAGGCTTTAGAGGACGACGACATTCCGTTCTGAAACAATCGGCCAAAGAATAGGCATACCATAACGGCTGGCCCGTCCGTTATTCTTGGGGCAACTTTAATTTTATGATCGAAACAACAAACGAAACAGATGCAAAGTCTCGCGGATACGTCCCAATGACTATCGGATACAACACTACAGAACACGAACAAGAATGGTTTAACAATGCTTTAAGCACATTTGAGGGATGCAATATCGTCATCGTTGAACTACCAAGAAGCCAAAAGGAAATCTGGAGGCACAGAAGCGAACTATTATGAACAGAATAACAACATTTTCATCACCATTGCACGTCATTGGCCGCGATCCATTGCTAACCTATGAGGTAATGAAGGCCATTGGCAAACGAAGTAACAAGAAACCAAGTTGGTTTGCAATCAGAATCATCAAAAACTTATGGAAAGCCTTTTCACCGATCTCCCAGAAGAGCTCTCGCCGCGCCTAAAATGGATGAAACATCACTCAATCAAATCTGAGCAATCAAAGGATGGGTCATGGATTGCTTACAAAGAGCGAACAAAACACTTTTGCAGGGACAATGACGAAAACTACGCCATTACCGGACTCGCAAAGAAGCTAAAACTTAAACTCTGGAACCAATGATCACGATCGGAATTGACCCTGGAAAAAATGGCGGAATTGCCGTAATCGACGAACTAGGACACGCCTATGCTGACAAAATGCCGGAGACTTTGCAGGACTTGTTTGAACATTTTGATT